GAATTTGGCTCCAATAGTATGTAACTGGTCTTTAGTTAAAATAAAGGTAGCTTGGTGTAAATTAGTAAAATGTGCAAATTTTTTACCATTATACTCTTCAACACTAGAATAATCCCAATCATAATGAGCATGATAAGCCGGATAATATTTACCTGTTTCATCCTCTTCATATTGAATTAAACCTGTTATCCTATCTTTGGGTAAAAATGAAGTATATTCTAAGTGTTTATCTATATGATATTCTTTAAATAAATGATCATTTTCCCCAAATAAAAATACATCAAAATCATTTTTATGGTCCCCTATTACTTGCCTACAGGTTATAGGAAGTAATTGATAATTATCTAATTGGATTACATTAACTAAATCAATACCCTCGATATCTAATGGTATATTAGAGTTTACAATAATAGAAACATTGTATTTTTGAAATGATTTGAGTTCACTTACAACTTGTTTCAAATATTGGAGTTGATCTTCTCCATAATTAACTAGAACCGCTAATATAGTTAACCTATCCCTTTCCATGTTGCTCCATTTTTTGTATAAAAATGATTACATTTAAATTCAGGAGTATACCAATAAGTATATCCTTCTTCATTTAATGCCGCTGCCCAATATCTATCTTCTTTTCCAGGATAATTTTCAGGCATAGGCCTTTCAATTAAAGTGTCCCGTTTGTAGAAACAAAAAGCATTATGTAAAAATAGTCTATTTTCAATTTCAGAATACATGTTAACACAAGGTTCTTCTCCAAAATGACTCCAAATGTATCTTTTACTTATTTTTTTACCTCTATAAATAGGATTTTGTTGACCCATTACTGCTTTATGATGATTCAATATTTCTATAACCCTATTTAAATTAATTTTAGTAATTTGGGAATGAGCTGATAGAACTAGTATAAAATCGTTTGTAGCATGTTGTACTCCTAAATTTATAGACTTACCAGGAGTGTAATTATCTATTTTAATAATCTTTATATTAGCTCTATCTATAAAAAGATTTACAATTTCTAAAGAATCATCAGTAGAATTATTGTCAACAACAATAATTTCAGGATTATTAAAATGATCTATTACAGATTGTATAGCGAATCCTATATAATCTTGCTCATTTTTGTTCCTTATAATAACAGATATATTACCCATTAAACCTTCCTGTATAGTTATTTCTTGAATCTTCTTCACAGGATTGATAATCAATACCATGATCCTCTAACATATCACCCATTAACTTAATATAAGAAGAAAGATCTGCTAGTTCATGGGGCAATATAGCAAATTTATTATCTCTTCCAGGTAAACCATTATCTATTGTAAAATGTTTTTCAATAACTTCAGCTCCATAAGCTATAGCTACCTTAGCAGATTCTACACCTTGAATATGGTCTGAATATCCTACTTTGTGATTTAGTAGTTTTAAGGCTTGCATTCTAGGAATATTAGCAATAGAAGGAGAACATGGATATGAAGATACACAGTGTAAAAGATAAAGGGAAGCTTTATCAAAATATTTTACACTTTTTTTGATTTCAAAGAAATTTGAAGTACCAGTTGACATAAATACTGTATCAAAATTTTCGTTACAATATTTAATTAATTCGTTATTTCTGGATTCAAAACTAGGGATTTTGACTTCTTTTACTCCTAACTCAACTAATAATTCAGCATCAGGAATACTAAATACTGAGGATAGGAAATTAATTCCGATTTCATGACAATAATCTATAAGTTCAATGTGGTCCTGTTTAGATAATTCAGCCTTTTCATAAATTTCTCTTCTTCCGTCAGTATCCCAAACACCAGGTTTAAGATTATTAACTGACCATGATTGAAATTTAGCGTATGTCGCGCCGTTATTACTTGCTTCAACGATCATTTGTTTAGCTAATGTCATATCCCCCATATGATTCCAACCTATTTCTGCTATGATTTTTGTCATAATTGTTTATTTTTATATATTTTATCAAACGCATCAAGTTCTAAGACTTCTTCAAAATTATTTTCTATTAAAAAATTATGTACTGGTTCGAAATATGGCAGGGTAGAATGGCGCCTGTATTCAACCATAATATATTTTGTTTTAGATATGTTATTAGAATACCCATTAAGTACATTAATTTCGCCGCCTTCTACATCAATTTTTAAAAAATCTGGGTATGCATTTAAATCGGCACATACATCATCTAGAGTTTTAACATTTACAGTTATTTCATCTGATTTGTTTGAGTCCCAATAGAAACCATAATTTGTAGATTGTAAAGGCCTTTCTTTAGGAACTCCAAATTTTAATGTTGTATTTGAATCCCAAATTCCATAAGAAAATACATTAATATCATATTGTTCTGTATTTAATTTACATATAGTTGCAGTGTCAGGGAGTGCTTCAAATGCATATATTTTGGAATTTGGATTTATATTTTTAAAAAATACAGAATATATACCAATATTTGCTCCAACATCGAATATAGTATCAGATGCTTGTATAATGTCTGATATTCTATTTATTTTAGATTCTTGATTTTTAACAAATAAATGATGATCTTGTTCAACCCAATCAAAATTAAATTTCCATTGTTTGTAATCTATAGTTTTTTTAATTATTGACATTAGTTTCCTTTTTTTCTTTTTAATAACCAAATAAAGTATCCTGTATCTTGTTTACTAGAAGACTCAAACATCATATCATATGAATCTAAAAACTGATTATAGTCATGAAATAAGCGGGGGTGATTTGGGGTTTCACCTTCTTTTTTAAGTTCTCTTAACATTACGTATTTAGGTTTCCACTTACTAATTACAGATTTAATAATATTATCTGCTTTTCCATATTGTAGGTGCATGAAATGGTCTGATACTAAGAGTAAGTCTAAATTATCTATAATATTTTCATTTATAACATCCTCAGAATCCCCTTCATAGAAAGTAATTTTATCTTTAATAGAAGAAGACATTTGATCCATAGAAGCATCACGGAATAAATCACTACAATAAAGTTTTACTCCGGGAAATTCTTCTGCTATATAATGTAAGTTTCTAGCTCCACCTCCCCCTAATTCAAAAACTTTAAAGTCAGAAACAGGAAGAAAATTTTCTTTTAATATTGAAACTAACTCTTTAGAATTTTGATGAAGCTTTTTATTTGCTTTCATCCCTACATCTTTTTGATATCCTTCAGGAAATCTATTTTTACCAAATTGTGCCATTTTTTTAATTTATTAATTTATTTAAGTCTTGTTCATAGTGAATATCTGTAGCATTATCTTTAATACACCCCAAGCGTTTACTAACTTGGCCTTTTTTAAGATATTGGTATTTAAATATTCTTACAGATCCACTACGTTTATATTCTGGGTTTATTGTTACCAGATCATCATAGTTGTTTTCTAACATGTAATCTACACATTCATCAAAAGTGTGTGACCTGTTAGGATTATCTGGTTGAAGACAAACAACTAAATCATAAGAGGTTGTTACTTTATTAATTATATCTAAATAAACGTCAACAACTTCTATATCTCCACAAAGATCTTTAGAACGAACTATATAAGGTACATTATTATTTTTACAAATATCAATCACTTTATTATTTTCAGTTGACACAAGAATATCTACATCATATTTACTTTGGTTGGCATAATCTACTGAATGTAAGAACATAGGTTTACCTTTAACTTCTCTAATGTTTTTGTTTTTTAATCTTTTAGAGTCTAATTTAGCCGGAATAATAGTTAGTATATTCATAATTTGTTGATTGCCCATTTGTATGCTTTAGTTTGACCTTCAATTGTCATTCCTCCTGTATGGGGAGTTATTATTATGTTATGTCCTTCATTCATTGCTTTAATAATAGGAGATTTAGTTAAATCATCAAATTCATTTTCAACAACATCCGCCCCATATCCTGTTAATTTCCCAGTATTTAAAGCATTTACTATATCTAACTCATTAACTATTTCTCCTCGAGAGGTATTTACAATATACAAATCTTTTTTTACTAATCCAAGTAATTTTGAAGAAATCATGTATTTTGTTTCATCTGTTACGTGAACATGGAGAGATATTACATCACATTCTTGAAACATTCGTTCAAGTGAGGTTTGGGGAATATTTACATAAGGATCAAAAATAAAGGTTTTAGCACCAAATGCTTTACAATACCTATCCATTATTTTCCCTAAACGCCCGTAACCAATAATTCCTATCTTTAAATCTTTTACCTGTCTTCCTACAAATTGTGTGTAATCCCACTGATAATTTAAAGTATGGTTTTTACTTTCTGGGATTTGTCTTAAAAGAGCCAACATTAATCCAAAAGCTAGCTCTGAAGTAGAAGGGAGTTGTTTAATTAACTCATAATCTTTAGTAAGAGAATAAATTGTAATATTAGCATTATTACAATAATTAACATCAATATGATTCATTCCTGTTGAACATGTGTTAATTAAACTAACTTGGGTTCCTTCAAGTAATTCTTGGTTAATTTTATATGTTTGTTGATTGGGATTACAAAGTATAGTATCTATATTTTTACTTAAAAGAAGATTTCTAACTTTATTTTTGTTACCTTCCTCTAAATAAAAAACAGAGCCCTTACTTTCTATTAGTTTTTGAATTCCAGGCAAATGTTTAATAGGAGTTATTACTGCTATATTCATTTATAATTTCTTTTATAACTTGAGTTGAAGTATAGTTTATTTTATACCCAAATTGTGTTTTAGCTTTAGTGGTATTAGCAAATCTTCGTTTAATTTCTCTATAATTTCCAAATGCTTCTTGCTGAGGTTGGTAAATTACCTTAGATTTAGAATTAGTCAATTCAATAATCAATTCAGCAGCACCTTTTACCGACATTTCTTCATCAGTTCCTAAATTATATATTTCACCATTTAAGTCGCTAATATGATTAATCATACTATTAAGTCCTTCTACTATATCTTTAGCATGAGATATACTACGAGTTTGAGATCCATCTCCATGTATTATAATGTCTTCATTTTTTAAGGCTTTATCTATAAATAAAGGAATATGACCTCCAGACCATCCTTTATTAGATCTAGGAGAAGCACACCCAAATATTCTAGCAATAGTAGCATAAAGAGAACCTTCACTTACCATATTTAAAATTAATTGTTCATCATGTAATTTAGATAAAGCATATGAATACCTTTCTACATTTGGGGGTCCTATAGTAAGAGGTTCATCTTCAAGAAAAGTATCAGAATTACCATATATATCTGAAGTGGAGGTAAATAAAAGTTTTGTAAAGGTTTCAGAACAATAATCTAAAACATTATCCATCATTTTAAAATTAACTTTCATTACATCCGAAGAATTAATTGAATTTTTAGGGGCTTTTTTATAAGCTGCTAAATGGCATACAAGATCAACATCACTAAATCGGGATAAACAATTAGGTACTGTTAAATCTAAATTTACTAAAGGTATACTACAGTTTTTATCATTACCAAAAGATAAATTATCTATAGCTATAACAGTATGACCTTCTACTAAAAGTTTATCTACTAAATGGCTTCCTATAAGACCTGCTGCACCTGTGACTATTATTTTCATATATGTTTTTTTAAATATTTTACTATCCTTTTTGATGTGTTACCATCCCAAATCATAGAAGGTGATGTATCTATTGTTAAATTAAAATTATCGTACTTTAAATTATCTATATCTACTAATTTATTGCCATAAGTTAATGTTACTAAATGTTCAGTTGATGGTCTTAAAGTTAATAAAGGAACCTTAATTTTAGCACATTCACATTGAATCCCACCAGAATCAGATACTACCCCCTTACTGCTTTTAATATATGAAAGAAAATCCAAATAACCTAGGGGTTCAATAAATTCAATATTATCATAAGATGATTTAATATTTTTCTTCAACCTAGGATGGGCAGGGATAATAACTTTATGGTTAAAATTATTTAATTTAGTTAAAATCTGGTTTAATCTGTCTTTATTATCTACATTAAAGGGTCTATGGAATGTAGCTAAATAATAATCCCTAGATATTTCTTTTAATGAATCTTCTATTTGAATTAAAGAATCAATAGCTGTATTTCCTACAAGTTCAATTTTACCACTAGTAGATTTATCCTTACTTAGATTAATAAAAGCTGATGATTCTGTGCAAAATAAAAAATCAGATATATTATCAATTAATATTCTGTTAATTTCTTCAGGCATAGTTTTATCAAAACTTCTACATCCTGATTCTATATGTGCTATTGGGATATGTAATTTAGATGCTGCTAGTGCCCCTGATAATGAAGAGTTTACATCTCCATATACTATTACTAATACGGGATTTATTTTAATTAATTCTTCTTCTATTTTTATTAGGGCATCTCCTGTTTGTTTACCATGAGACTCTGTTTTGATATTTAAATTAACATCGGGAGACGGGATGTCTAAATCTTGAAAGAAAATTTTAGACATTTTATAGTCATAATGTTGATTTGTATGGATTATGTAATTTTGATATCCTTCTTTTTTAAATTCTTTAATTAAGGGATTAGCTTTAATAAAGTTAGGCCTAGCAGCCAATATATGGACTATAATTTTTTTAGGCATAATTTCTAATTTGCTCCACTAATTTTATTGAAGGTAACACATCATCCAAACCAAACCCATTTCCTTTAATAATATTATCATAACTTATATTATGTAAATCTGTAAATCCTTGTGAGAATTCTACTTCACCCCCATCTATTTCAATACATCTAAATGGTTTCCATTCTTCCCAAGGTAAATCTTTTTTATCTATACTTAATTTGAAATTTACATCAGCATGGTCTAATTGGATTACTCCTTTTGACATTTGTGGAGTTTGTTCTAATACTTCAAAATCTCTAACATCCCCAAAAATATAAATTAACATATCAAAAAAATGTATCCCAATATTAGTAGCAACTCCCCCAGATTTTTGTATATCTCCCTTCCATGAGTATTCATACCATAAACCTCTAGGAGTAATATAATCTAAATTTACCTGATGTATTTTGTTGGTATTTTTATATTTTTCTTTTAGTTCTTGAATTAAGGGATGATGCCTTAATTGTAATACAGAATTAACCTTCTTACCAGTTTCATTTTCAATATATTTTAATGATTCTATGTGTTCTGATTTTAATACTAATGGTTTTTCACAAATAACATTACATTGGTTTCTTAGAGCTAATCTGATGTGAGAATCATGTAGATAATTAGGGGAGCAAATTGATACATAATCTATAGGTTGATTTTTTCTTCTTAATCTATCTATATGCCTATCAAATCGTTCTGTTTCTCTAAAGTATGATGAATAGGGAAATGAACTATCTATGTATCCTATATTATCATGTGGATCTAGGCAAGCTAATAAATTTCCTCCTATATGTTTTATGGCATTTATATGCCTTGGGGCTATATAACCACTAGCACCTATTAAAGCAAATTTTTTCATATTTAAAATTCAAAATTAAACAATTCTATTTCTTTGCTATAGAAATTTTTTATTATTTTTTAGGCATAATTTTATAAAGTAATGGATTTAAGGGGGCCCTTTGTAATATCATGGTCGTAAAAATCTCTAATTAAAGTATTTGTATAATTATCTTTAATTAACTCAAAATCATTTACTACATCTTCATAATACCAACCCCATCTAGATAACCAAGCATCAAAATTTGAATATTTTCCAAAATGATACTCATTGCCGGCTCTAGCTCCTTGAGCTGAGTTGGATGCTATATTATACTTAGTTTTAAGTTCTTGATGATTTAAACAAAATAAATCAGGGATAATTAAACAAGGATAATTATGATAATTAAACTGCATAGCAATATCAGGTAACCATAAATGGAATTGATAGTCGGTAGTTGGGGTTATTACTTTATTCCATAATTCTACATTAATCCCTACAGCAGCCCACATTGGAAATTCTACTATAAAAGGATTCTTCCATATAGGATTTTGTAATAGATTATATTGTTTAGAAGGACATAACCACCTAGCATCCCTATTATGAATTGATAAGTGAGCCATCCCAATCATCCCTAAAGGATAATTACCTTGTTTATATTCCGAAAGAGAATTTTGAGTATAATTACCATGATCTAAAACATTAAATCCTAATATTCCAAAATCTTGTAACTTATCATTTGTTATTAAAGAACTTATTTTAGAAAAAAAGTCAGGTGAGATAGGGTAATTATCATGTTGGAAGCAAAATATCCATTTACAATTAGGTCTATTTTTATTTACAAAATCTATTAAAGTTTGAGTAGCCATTTGTACCCCTCTTGATTTATTTTCAAGAAATACTATATTATGTTTTTTACAAATATTTTTTCCTTTAGAAATTTCTGCCTCAGAAGATTTATCATCAAGGTTGATAAATTCAAATCCCTCTCTATTTATATTTTTTAACACTTCTCCTTCTAACATATCATAATTATTTCGAGAAGAAACATAAATTATTAGATTATCTTGTTTCATTTTTATTTGTTTATTAACTGTTTTATATAATCTAAATAATATTCTGTACTATCCCAAGTTAAACCTCCCTGAATTGTTTCTTGGATAAAATTATTTTGTTTGGGTAGTTTTAAAGCTTCCATTACTTCTTCAAATGAATCTCCTGTAAGTCCTAGGTAATTAGCAAATAATCCTGTTTGTCCATATCCTTTTATTAAAGCTGTAGGGATTCCTAATTGGATTGGTTTAAAAGCTAAGGTAGAGGTAGCTCCTATTACTACAATACTTTGAGCTATAAGTAAATTATCATCCCCTACATCAATTACTATTTTATAGTCTAATCCTTTAGGTAAAATACTGTGTAAATATTCAATATTATGTTGTAAAGGGGGACCATCATCTCTACTTTTTAATTTTAATACTACAGGTTTATTATAATATTTTTGAATTTTACAAATATCGATTTTTTCAAAAAAATCTTTATTAAATAATTTAAAATAATCCCCATTTCCTGTAGAGGCTTGACCATAGTTTCCCAATTGGTTTAATATAATTAATATATGTTCTTTAGGGATATTTAAATATTTGTTTAAAACATCATTACACGGAATTCCTCCTGGGATATGGTGGGGTTGGGTAGATTCTTTAGTACCAAAAACAAAACATCCATCAAAAGAAACGTGTAAGTTTTTAGTTTCATAACCATGTTCAGTATTCCCATGACTATTAGCTATTACTAAACATTTTCTTTTTTTATATAATTCAGGTAACCCATTAAACGCCCTATTATCATCAGTTAAGATTAAAGTATAATTTGAGTAAGAAGGAGAATGAACGTCAGTATAAACTTGATTAAAAAATTTAGAATATTTTTGATTAAAAAAAGTTCTCATGTCTTTATTCCCTTTCCAAACATGATTAGGGTGCATTTGATATAATTTAATTAAATCTATATTATACTCTTTTGCCAAGTGTGGTATAATAGGATATATTCTTTCCCCAGCTCTGTATTGGGTAGTTACTAATAATATAGATTTTTTATCTGACATTTAGGTATTGGTTAATATAATCCTCAATGTTAAGAGTAGGTTCCCAGCCTAATAATTCTTTAGCTAAAGTATCAGTACATAAAGTAGTTAAGGCTTCCCCAGGTTTATCATCTTCATATATAACTTTAGAAGGATATAAATTTGCTACCTCTTGGATTGAGTAATCAATTCCTCTTCCTAATTCAAATATATGACCCCATTTTTGTTTTTCATAAATTAAAATTAAGGCATTAACTATATCTTCTACGTGGGTAAAATCCCTACGTTTAGTACCATCCCCATAAATTGTAAGAGGTTGATTATTTTCAAAAGCAGTTTCCCATTTACCAATTACAGTGCAATAAGCTCCTTCTTTTAGATGGGAAGGACCATAAACATTATAAAATCTAGCAATAGAAGCTTTTAATCCATAATGTTTTTGATATAATTGGATTATTTCTTCACCAATTTCCTTACTATATGTATAGGGGTTTTTAAATTTACCTGAATGGTGGGAACTAGAACCAGCATAAAATAAAGGGATGTTATTTTTAGTACAAAATTCAACAATTGATAAAGTACCATTAACATTAGTAGTAAAAGTTTTTACTGGGGTTTTGAAAGAGGGTTGGATCCTAGCTAAGGCTGCTAGGTGATATACTATGTCAAATTTCCCCCATGCCGAGTAATCTTTTATATGTCTAATATCAAAATCGATATAAGTACACCCCTTTACATGATTTGATTTTAATCCTGTAGAGTAATTATCAATTGAAGTTACACTATATCCTTTTTTTAATAAGGCTTTAATAAGATTAGTACCTATAAAACCTGCTCCTCCTGTTACTAAAGCATTCATAATGTTTCGTAAAATTTATTTTGTTTTTCTTGGCGTTCAATATCCTTAATATGGATTAAACAAAATTCATCATTAGCTGGAAAGTGGGCTTGGGTTTTATAACCCACTAACTGCTCATGTACTTTATTTTTCCATTTAATACGCTTGATATTTTTAAATACACGGCACTGATAATCAGGAAAATTTACCCTATTTTTATTATCTACATTCCACCTCCACTTTTCGATATGTTCTTTAGTTAACCCATTAACTTTATTAATACGGGGAACCCAAAATATATCTACCTTATCATTCATTTTAATCATGGATTCAATAGTATCCATTAAATAATCATCTGGGTATTCATCAGCATCAATTTGAAAGATATAATCTCCTGAGCAACTATTTTTAAGGTTATTTTTAAATGAAGCAAAGTCTCCATTTAATGGGAATTCGACAAGTTTATAGGGCATATTAAATTCAGAATAATGTTTTAATACCCCATATACCTCGGAGGTTGTATTGCCTTTATCACATTGTACTACAATTTCATCCTGTTCACGTTTATGTTTAAAGAGATAATCCATAAGGTATTTTATCTCCTTCCACTCATTACAAACAGGTATAGCGTAACTTATTGTCATTAATCTTTGGATTTAAAGACCCCAATATAATCAAGAGCTTCCATAAAATCACGCTCATTATAATAGTTTACATTTTTCATATCCATTTTATGGGTACTGCCCTCTGGGAATCGTTCTTTTTCCTCTTCATTCAATTCTATAGCTTTACAAGCGGCCCACTTCCAGTCTTCTGTTGAAGTACCATCAATAAAAATCATACCTTGTTCTGGGTTGTTAATGGTAGAGGGCATCCAATGATATCCTTCTTTGTCTTTGTGGATTAAATCTTTATAAAGTTCAGGAAGAACTTCTAATTGTTCTTCTAAAAATTTACTTTCAGATGTCATTAGAGTATTAGTAGTAAAACCACATCCATAACATTGGTGAATTTCATAATCTCCCCCCATCTCTTGTTTATAACAAGCATCACTCCCACAACGAGGACATATAGTTAACTTATCCTTTAACATCTTCTAATTTTTTAAGTTTAGGAAAATTTAATTTAGGAAGTTCTAATTTTATTTCTTTTGGGAACTCAGGAACATAAACATCTAAATAATTATCTAAAGTTTTTACCATTTCTTGAAAATTAAAATTATTTTTGCTTTTATGGTATTGAAGCATAGTTCCCTTTTCATATTTTTTATAATTTTTAAACATATTAACTAAATGTTGAGATACTTCTAATAAACTAGGGTTAAACCATTTTCCTTCTTTTATTAAAATATCTTTTACAACAGCACTATCGTGTATAGGTTTTAGTTCCCCATCAATTAACGTAGTAAACTTTTCATCTAAAAAGTCAGTGTGTCCACTCCAATTTGTAGTAATAATAGGTTTTTTAGTTAAACTAAATTCTAGCAAAGGACGACCGAATCCCTCCCCTTTAGTTAAAGAAACCATTGCCTTTACTTTTTTATGATTATAAAGTTCATTCATTTCTTTATCAGATAATTCACCATGTAATAAATAAACATTAGGTAAAGTATCAGCTTTTATACTAGATCTAACTTGATCTATTTTATTAAGAATGTATTCTCTATCTAAGTAAGAAGCACCTGCTTGACTTGTTTTTAATATAAGAGCAGGAGTATTTTTTTGATTTTTAAAAGTTTCATAAAAAGATTGAAGAAGTAAACCTACATTTTTTCTATCTTCTCCAATTACTCCCTGCATCCAATGTCCTACAAATAAATAGGCAAATTTTTCTTTAATATTTTCTAAATTAATAGAACTTTTTTCTTTAGAAGGAAAATATTTAGTTAAATCAATGCCTTCAAATAAAACTTCTACTGGTTTTTTTAAGAAGATTTCTCCTATTTGTTGACCTTGTTGGTCTTGCTGTTGAAATCTAAGGGTTTCAAATACTTCCTTAGCATGTTGTGAAGAAACAATATTTAAATCCATTCTATTTAACCCCTCAATCCAGGTAGGATTACATACTGTCGTTTCTATCCCTGCTGTAAACCCTATATTATATTCTCCTATAGGTTGAAATTCATTAGGTATAGTTACTTGCGCCCAAATTTTAGGTTTTTCAGGTAATTGGTTCCCAGGGGGTAAAAGATGAGATTCAAGGAATCCCCAATCTTGGGAATGATTATTTATAAAATTCCAAGGAGTTGATCCCCACCTTTGAGGTAAAATTTTAACATCGTATTTGTCAAGTTCAATAATAGCTTTAACTAAATCTCGAGATCGTGCTCCATATCCAGAGTAAGTATCGATAGGGCAACTTATTATAAATAAAGGTTTCATTAATATTCTAATTTATGGGGGGTTGATTTAGGTTTTCTCGTACTTATTTTAATAAGTTCATATTTTTCTCGGGGTTTCCATGTTCCAAATAGTTTATCTATTTTACTTATTATTTTATAACCCATTTTTTCTGATGTAAATCCTGCTTCATCACTTAAGGCCCATTCTCTTCCTAATTTTCCTCTAAATTCTCTTTCTTGGGGGCCCATTTCATATGCTTCTAATAATCTTTTAGCAGCATCTGAAGCATCACACCTATCATCAAAAATATAAGGGGTTGGAGGAGAACCTACAATAGAGATGTTACTTGGATAAACAGGTAAAGCCCATTTACCATGTTGTTTAAACGTACCTCTATGATTTGAAGGTATATTAGCATCCGGAGTAAACCATTTACCCTCATGATCTATAAATCTCATTTGATCTTGCATCCCCCCAGTTACATTAGCTATAATAGGATTACCACATAATAAAGCTTCAGTTAAACTTAAACCCCATCCTTCATTAGATGTAAGCTGGATTTGTACATCAGTACAATTATATAACCAATTCATCTGTTCTGTGGAGAGTTTAGCATCTGATATGATTATATTATATCTATCGGGGTCGTGACCACATAAGGCTTCTATTACTGCAGGAAGATCTGTTCCATTAGGATCTACAGCTTGGGTATGTAAAACTAAAGCACATTTTTTAGCTTCTTCTAATGTTAATTTATCTGCAAATTGTTTAAAAGCCCAAATAGTATCTGGGACTTGTTTTCTTCTAATATTTCTAGAATTATAAAAAGCTACAAAGTCATATTGTTTCCCCTTAAAAAGTTGGTTTTGAAAATCCCAAAACTCATCATACCTTTTGTACGATTTATCAATAGGAAACATTATTTTATGGTTTAGACCATGAGGAATATATTCTATAATTTTGTTTTTTGCTTTATCTCCTAATACTAATTTATTAATATTAACAGTTTGTTTAGAAATACCAAACAAAGCGTCACATGATTCATAAAAAGTTTTATTATACATAGGAGCAGGATAATCATCCCAAATATTTAAATAAATAATAGGGATTTTACGCCTTATTTCATTTTCAATATTAAATAACCAAGACCAATACCTAGGGTCTGTAAAAATAAAGATAGCATCTGGTTTTTCTATTTGGGAGATTTGTCTTACTAATTCAGGGGTTCCATACCCATTGTTAGGGTAAACAATCACAGATGCATCATTAATTCCTAATAATTTATTAGTATCCTCACTAATATCCATTCTTTTACCTGCTTCAGGATGTTCAATAGCCGCTCCTATATTTACCCAATTGTAGTGATGAGCAGTATGGATAGCTATTTCTTTAGCAATTGTACCAATTCCTGAATGGGTCCTAATGTCATCACACATTAGAAGTATTTTTTTCCTTTCGGATTGGGGAATATACCCCTCCATTTTCGTAACCATTATTTTTTTATTTTTAGTCTTTTAAATCTAAGTTAGTGTGATTGTGGATTTGTCTTTTAAAATCCTCATCAGTAAGATACATATGAATTGCTCGATCAGCCAGTTTTTGAAAAGAAAACTTTTGTCTAACACAAGCAACTTTAAACTCATCAAACAAACCACTTTGAATCTTTACACTAGTTAATGTCATATCTTTTTTCATAGCTTATATTTTGATATACATATATGGGGATTCAAGAAGATATATTTTTATTACATAATTCTTTATTGTCATTAAAAGGACACCACTTACACAAAGGTGATACTACTTTGGGATGTTTTTTATCTTGATGTTTTCCTTTAGGGGTAAAACAATCACTAATAAATTCATCTAAAATTTTATTTGCTTTATTAAGTTTATTTCTACCAGCAGCAGGCCTGTGAAGTTGTACTCTATGGATAGGGTAATCACTATTTTCCCAAATTTTTCTACGTACAATAAAAAATTCTACCTCTATATCTTCAAGAGGGATACCATATTGTTCATTAAAAAACTTTTTATAAAGCACAAGTTGCATTTGCTTAGTTTCATCCTTTTTAGCTTTAGCATTCCATCCTCTAGTAGACGTTTTTATATCGTATACATAAAATTTATTTGTGGGTTCATGGTATAATACCATATCAATAAAACCCTTGTATACCAAATTGTTACCAATGTTCATCACAATAGGTAATTCAATACCTGCAAGGTGCCAACCACGATTACCAAAATATTGTTTACGTCTTTTTTTAAGAAAATCTAGTATTGCTACTCCATCCTCAAAAAACTCACGTAGTTCTTCTGGGGATGAGTAGTGGGTTTCATTATTTTTGGTGTAACCTTCTTTATATAAATTTATAAATTTTTCCTGGAATATTTCTTCCAAGTTCATGGCATCTGCTTTTACTCCTGATTCTTCATACATTGTAGTAAGCCAATCTTGGATTACTTCATGCATTGAAGTTCCAAAAGTAAAATGAATAGATTGTTCATTTTGATAATGTCCATCTTTATACTGGAGTGACCACTTGTGTGGGCAACTTCTATACATAGACATTTGGGAATAAGAAATTGTCTTTTGGTAAGCATAATTTACCTCAGGCAATTCTTTATTCTGTATCTCCTTGAGTATTTGGGGCTTCTTGGCCATATAATTTTTCTAATTTTTCTAAGTAAAGTATGGCATCCATAAGTTCCTCTTTCATATGAGTAACCCATTCATGGAATTTAAGATCTTCTCTATCAAGATTAACGCCATACTTTTTCTCACCAAACTCAGCTCGAGTAGTGAATTGTTCTATAACTGAGGCTACAATACTATCCATTATAAATCTTCTTTGTGGGGGGTAAATTCTTGATAAAATTCATTTAATGATACCCAAGATTCAAATTTTTTATTATAAGATTCAATATAATTATTTTTTTCTTCTTGAGAGGTGGAAACTGATAAAGAGGGAGAAGCTGTAGGAGAGACTGTGTAGCAGTATGAAAATTCCAAAGGAGGGTTAAGTTTAATTTTTTGCAATTCAGCTTGGTATTGGTCATTCCCCCAACATACTTTTAAAAAGCATTCAATCCTACTTAAATATTCTTTATCACCAGAAAATCTAGTATTATCATAATAACCAAAATTATAAAATACTTCTTTATAAAACCAAACTATCCCCGCAGCATACGATTTTTTATATTTTATAGATAAATTATTTAAATTTCTTCTCCATCTTTTACCTTGATATACTCCATTTATAATTTTTACTTTAGGATAATTAGTAAATAATCCAATATATAATTTAAATCTATCAAAAGTAGAAATATCATCAGCATCATGTATTGTAAATACATCCCATTCTTTATCTTTCATATAGTAAAGAGCTCTATTTCTGCTATAATAACATCCCTGGTTAGTATGATTTTTTAATATTGTAATATTAGGATATTTTTTAGCATAACTTTGGGCTATTTTATAAGATCTATCAGTAGAAGCATCATCTACTATAACAAGTTCCCAATTAGTATAGGATTGATTTGTAATAGATTCAATTGCTCCTTTTAAAGTGTTTTGAGCATTATAAACAGGTATAATACAAAGAATTTTCATAAATTTATTTAAACATTTTTGCTACTTCATTAGGTTGGTAACCTGCTTCGTATAGGTGATCTTCTAGCACATCATGATCTAATAAAATAACTTCTTCATGTGCCTCACGTCTAGAACATCCCAATATTTTACAAATAGCATCTATTAATTCTGTTGTAGGTTGTTTCATTTTTGATTTGATATATTTAAGCCAAACATTTTGTTTAGGGAGTAAACCACAATACACCTTATAATATTTTTCCTTTTCAGTATAAGGTATAGTTTGTACATAATTTGCTAGTTCAGCAAATGGCTGATGCATAGATATAAATCTATTAATCATATACGGATTAAAGGACTCCTTCTCCTTATCGGAAAAGGAGTCCCAATCGCGCTTTTTACCTGTTAGCTCTTTAAGCCAATCAAATAGTGTCATATTCTCCTTGAAGTTCGGGAGGAAGACCTTGTTTTAAAATTTTACCTGTTTCAGGATCGTAAAATACTGGGATGGGCATTACTGCATCCTCATCCCCTCCCGTAATGAAACGAGATACTTTACGGAGAACTACTCCTTGGTGCCAAATAGGTTTTCCATTTTCTGTAGGAATTGACACAGTTTTACTTAATTCAATCTGGGGCTGTGGAGCCTGCATTTCTGATTTCTTCATAATCTATTTCTTTAATTTCGTTACAAAAATAATATATATTTTCTTTTTTTAATACCGTATCACAATGCCAATATTTTTTAAGTAGGTTAGCATCTACTTTTTCATTTTGTTTTATTGTACGATACAACATAAACATTCGGTCTCCAAATTGTATTAAATCTTTATATAACAACTTTACCAGAGACTTCAAGTAGTTTAGAAATACATGCCATCATATTAATTTCCTTATCAATTCGAAAATTTGAATGATACATATATTCCTCAATAATAATAATAGCTTCTGCAGGACGTGATGTATATTCGTCCATACGCGCATATAAAGCTTTATATAACGCATCAAAATCATTTACATTGGAATCGGCAATTACTTGACGAATTTGTTTAAATGACTTTTTATTAGGTAATAATTCAATTACTTTACTAATATAATTGGATGATACAAGTATTTGCTTATCTAATTCTAATTCCCCATCTTTAGAAGACATTTGACATACGTTAATCATTTTACGTAAGTCTGGGTAGTATTGGTTTACTAAATCTTTAAGGTGGTTAGTATTGTGTTGGATACTTTCTGTAGAAAGGACATCAAATAAATGTTTAGCAACCTCACCTTTACTAGGAGGTACAATTTTAAGTACTTGACAACGGGATTGTAGGGGATCAATAATACGCTCTACATAGTTGCAAGTTAAAATAAACCTAGTACTCTTTGAAAACGTTTCAATAACATTACGGAGAGAAGCTTGCGCTTGGATAGTAAGAAAATCAGCCTCATCCAAAATAACCACTTTAAGTGGCTTAAACGACATTGTACTAGCAAACCCCGATACCTTATCTCTAATTGTTTCAATACCCCTTTCATCAGAGGCATTAATATAAAGGTACTCACAATTAAGATTTTTAACAAGGAGTTTAGCAAGTGTTGTTTTTCCAGTGCCAGCGGGTCCATAGAAGATTAGATTTTGAATATCGTTCTCTTCTAAATATCGATTAATGATCCCTTTAAGATGTTCATTACCTACATAATTTGTAAGTACTCCAGGGCGATATTTTTCTACC